TACTGCACTTGTTACTGTATTTGTTGCTACTTGTACTAATCCCATTAGCTATCTACTCTCAATCCATAAGTTCTAATCTCTAATCCAAAAGTTCCACCTTGACTTGGTTGTAACTGTATTCCTGTTGCAGAGCTTGTATTTTTAGCAACTGCTATTCCTTTAAAACCATTAGTAGAAAGTCCTGCTGGTGAATAAGTTGAAAAAGTTTGGTTCATAAAAAATGTATAAGAACTACTTGAAAATGGGTTAAATACATATAAATTTATACTTGATTGGTCTGCAACAGTTCCACTTGACCAATCTAAATATTGAAAAAAACTATTGTTTTGTCCTCTGCCCTCGTGAAAAGTAGCGTGTGCATTTAAACCTAAATAAGCAAAATCAAAAAGTTGTGGAATAATTGAGCCACTACTGTTAACAAGTCTTAGTGAGATACCACCTGTTGCACTAGCTAAAGTTCTTTTTATTTGTAGATTATAAATATCAAAATCTGCATTGAATAAATCATTTGTTATTGATGAAGATGTTCCATTAGCAATAGTAGTTTCATTAATTAATCTTAGGTTACTCATATCTGTTTTACTCCATAAACCTTTACTTCAAAACTATCATAAGTGCCACCAACACTTTCTATTGCTCTTACACCTGTAACTTTACTTGCAGTTGGTAAAACACCACCACCAAATTGGTATTGAAAATCTCCTGCTTCATCTTTAGCTAATTGATATGTTATAAAGGTATATTTAGAACTATTTCCTGCATTGTATATATACATATATAAAGAAAAATTTATATTGATTACATTAGCTGTACTATAAGCATTTAATATTTTTGTGTCACTTGTACTTTTACCTTCAAAACCACTACCACCACTAGCATTTGCACCTTGTATTGCCCTTTGGTAACCACTTGTAGTAAATGTACCATTTTCTGCTAATTGAAAATTTGTTTGACAAGTTCCACCACCACTTGTAGTAATTTCAAAATTTTTAAAATGCACTAAATGAACATCATATTTATCCTCTTGTAAATTTGTTGCAGAAACAGTTGATACACCACTTGAATAAGAAATAGTGTCAATAAGTTCTAATGAGCCACCCCAACTACCCTCTTTAGTAAGTTGCAGTATTTCACTAGGTGTATATAAGCCACTGTTCTTAACTACGTCATTTACTTGTGTGCCTATATAGGACATATTAATCCTTTAGGTTTGTCGTAAGAATGAAACGTTATAGTCAGCACTAGAAGCAGCTGAGCATAATCCTTGCAGAACGTCCCCAGTTTCTAATGTTATCTTTGTTGTTATTTCTATTGTTGTACCAAATGGTAGTGAAACATCATTTAAAATGTGTCGTAATGTTCCACCTGATTTTATAACACTTAAATCTATTGTTACATCAGCACTAGAACCACTAACGTTAGATACTAAAATACCAATTACAGTTTCAGTTGTAGAAGCGGGTACTGCGTCAATAATGTCTGCTGTACTTGTTCCTAATTGACCTTGTACTGAATGTAGTGTATCGCTCAATTTCTATTCCTTTCTTAGCTTAATGCCAACACTAAACCTAGTGATACTCCACCAGGTGCAAGGTTAACAATGTCTTGTACTGTTGTTTTCTTGATGTTGTTACTATCGTCAACATCTGCTATTAAAATCTCGTCTCCTACAGCTACAGTTGTTGATGATTGTCCATTAACATCTACTGCTAAGGTTACTGCACCTGAAGCACCGCCACCTGACATTCCTGCGCCTGCGTTTACTGCTGTAATATCTCCATCGCCAATAAAACTACCCCATGAAGTTCCGTTGTAGTAGGTTAAGGCGTTTGTGTCAGATAAATATGCAAACTGTCCCTCTATCGGGCTTGTTATTTGTGCGTCTCTTGCTGTTGCGTCTGCGTAAATGCCGACAACTTGTTCCATTAAGTAATCATTTACATCGGAAGCTGTTAATACTTCTCCTACTGCAAATGTTTTAAATCCGTTGGCCATATTGTTATTCTATCCTCTCTTTGTTTGCTTTAGTCCTATATGTCATTAATAACCTAACTTGTCTGTATCTAGTACACCAAACAATACATTGTCTAGTCTCATAAATGCCTGAACATCAGCATTAGATAGCTTATAAGAGCAACTAAAGATGTCAGGTGTTATGTTGTAATTAATACTGTCAATAACTTCATTTGTTGTTATTTGGCTAGGACTTCCCCCACCAACTGGTGATAACTCTACTTTAATTAAGTCGCCTACTTCTCTTTGTAGTATTGTATCTTGATTAGTTGTTGTAGCCTCTGTTAAATCTACTACTAAGTTATCAAATCGTATTATTGCGTCTTTAAACTTACCTAAAAGAAAGTTTGAAGCGTCTAATACTTCTGCGTCATTATCATTATATAAACCATCTCTTGTAAGTGTTCTAATTAAGTATTTACCTTGGCTACCTATATCCTCTACTGATTGTGTAGTACCACTTAATCTTGTTAAGTTTACTATGTTATAAATCTCATTATCGTCGTTTATATAATCTACGCGTAAGTATGGTATATCTGAACCATCATCACTAAATATTGCACTAGGACTACTAGGGAATGTTGTATGCCTTGATTTAAAGGTTAATTTACCATCTTTAGACATAAATAATAAACCGTTTTCTGACTGTTCTACTTTTTGCAATATTGATAGGGTATTACCACTAAGATTTGATAAGGCCTGCATATTAGAAACTCCAGTTTCTATGTCTCTATCTCCTGAGAATTTAACAGTAGAGCTATTAAGAATATTATTAATTAATGTACCGCTATCTGTTGCTGAGAAGTTATCATCAATAATCTGTGTATTAGCTATCTTCATAAAAGCATCAGATGCCTCAAAATTAGCAAATGAGTTGTTTTTATCAGGATAGCTAAGGTTTATGTCTGTTACAAAACCTATAAACAAGTCTTCGTAGGTACTTCCGCCATCTGTAGTAGCATCTACCCTAATTGCTATCATTGGTTCTATACCAGGATAGTAAGGACTTGCTGTATTAGTATTTTCGTATTTTCTATTATTGTTTAATAATTGTACTGAACAACTACCTGCTAAAAAGGTGTCTAAGTCTCTTGAACGTCCTCTATTAATTGATATGCTTTGTACATCATCTGTGACATCTGAGTAAGTTACCGCACCTGCTAGTTGGCCTGTATCTAATACACCTCTTACTAAATCGTCTAAGGTAAATTCGTTTGCGGTGAACCCTATTCTAACACGTACAGTTGGTTGAGCCATTAGACTACAGTTACAACTCTATTTAAAGCACCGTTTGTTTTATTAAACTGATTAGCACCTTGTAGGAATATCCTCTCAGCATCTTGTGGACTAGCTATTGGTGCATAGTTATTTATAGTTATAGCTTGTTGCGCTTTACCTATTTGCTGTTGTGCAGTACCTAAAGCCATATCAGTCATTCCTGCTATCTCTCCACCGCTAGTAGTTGCACTTGTACCAACAACAGATTTAATTTCGGAAGCTGCTTTATTTGCAAAGCTAACTTCAGCTAATCTACCTATTTCTCCAAAACCTAAGTCAATACCCACTTTGCTAAGTAACCCTTTAGCTTTATTAGCAAATCCGTTTATTTTATCAATAAACTTATTCATACCTCTAACAACGCTGTTAATCATTTTTTCAAAGTTTTCAGGGAATGCTTTTAAGAATGGTAATGTAAACTTCTCTATTAATTTAAATGCAAACTTAAACGCAGGTGCTAGCATTTTTACCAGTATTGAACCTACCATAAGTATCGGTGGTATTAATGCACCTAATACGTCTCCAATCATTTCAATAAACGGCGCTGCGCTTTGCATTGCGCTAATTAGTTGCGGCCCAACTTGTTCTACTAAATCTATAATCTTTGGTATTAAAGCAGTTACTATCGGTAACAACGCTTCACCCATTTTTGCTTTTAATTCTTTTACTTGTGCGCCTGCTTGTTTAGACTTTGTTGCAAAGCTTTCTTGCTCAGCATTTAAGTAACCTTGTGTAACTGCTGACTTTGCTGTAATTAACTCGTAAGTTGCTTGCGCTTTTTCCATCTTTGTAAGTTCAGCTGATGTTGTCTTACCAGTCATCTCAAATGCTTTAGTTTGTACTTCTGCTTCTGATATAGCTATACCGTAGGTTTTAAGGCTTTCTCTTTCACCAAGCAATGCTTTAGTGAACGCTTCCATAACTGGTTTCGTACCACCTTGTACGTTGTTGAATGCTGCTACGTCACCTGCAACTGTTGCCAAGGCTTGTGACATATTGGCACTTTCCTCAGCAGTCATTTCGATACCTTGTAAAACCATACCTGATGTTTTCATAAGGTCTTTAAGCTCGAATGAAGCCATACCTGCTTTTTTACTGAAATCTTCTATGAATGTACCAAACTCAGGTATAGCATCACCAAAAGTAGCGTCAAATGCTGCTTCTGCTTCCATAGCGTCAGAAGCTAAGTTGACCATTTCTTTACCAACGGTTGCTGCTGCTACGCCTAAACCTGCAAGTCCAATAGCTGTAGCCTTACCAATGCTAGAAGCTACATTGCCTAAACCTTTAAGTGCTTTTTGTCCTTTATTAAGGTCTTTAACAAACTTATCAGTTTTACCGATAATAGATATAGATACTTTTTTATCAAATGCCATTATTTAATTGCCTTTACTAATGCGTCATACATTCTGTCGTTGTATGTCTCTAAAATCTCATTTTGGTTTTTAGCTATTGTCTTGCTGACAACATAGCCACCTTTACCAAGCTGATAAAAAGAACTATCTCCTCTATCAGACTGGTTTCCTATCCAAGGTTTATATTCAAATTGTGCGCCTGGTCTTGAGTACGGTAATTTACCTATTTGACTTCTTGATATAGCTCTTGTCTTACCTGATTTAGTAGGAACATAAGCAAGTCTACGACCAAACTCCATCGATAGCGTTGATGGGTACCTGTCATTCGTTTTTAAGTTTACTTTAGCGCCTGTTCTTGTACCGCTAGCCGTAATACCCATAACACTACGACTTGCTTTAGGAACACGTTGTCTTCTTCCAAGAGTACGTGCTTCTTTCATCTGTTCCTTAGCAATCTCTCTGTGAAACTTTGATAAAACTTTTAATACGTCTTTACGTGCATAGGTATTCATCTCTTTCCTTATTTCAACTAATTCTGAGTTGTCTATTGCTATATCGCTTTTTTTGTATGCTCTTGCCATATTATTGTTCGTTTTTTCTATGTATTAGTTCTACTAGAGTGTCAAACATTTCCATATCTAGGTTCATAACTTCATTGGGACTTATCCCTATTTCTAAGCTAACTAAAGCTACTAAGTCAATAAAACCTTTTATGCTTTTGGGTTAGTACCGCCTGAAATGTCTAGTTCTTCAACTTTATTCACCCAAGCGTCATAATCTTCTGTTACGCCATTGCGTTTTGCGCCTAGCCAAGCTAGATAAAGTAACCATTCGTATCTTTGTTCTTCTTGAAGAATTGATACTGCGACATCGAACTTACGCTCAAAATCAATGATATCTTTAGGTTTTATCTTTACTTCGTATTTAGTGCCGTCTTCCATAACGACGACCATATTACCCACTATGAAGTCGCTCTCGTAATTGCACCCGAAGTAGGGTAAGTCACACTCATTGTCGCAAGCTCACCAACTGCATTTCCTACTGGAATGTGTTGATTAACTAAAATGTTTCCACTGTAACTTGGATTAGTTGCACTTATTGCGTCACTCTTTGGTTTAATTACAAATGCTGTAGTTGTTCCAAGTAGTGGCCATAATGTTGCATCTACTTCTGAAGCTGCGAAATCATTTTGAAATTCGATAGATAAACTACCATCTTTAAGACCACCTGTTCTGCTTTGGAATGTTTCACCCATAGCTGTAGTCATAATTTCATCGCTGCTAATTTCAAGAGTAACTGAACTAACATGGTCAGATAAATCTACTGAGTTAATTGTTACGCTTGCGTCATTTAGGACGAATTTTGCCATCTTGTAAACTCCTTTCATATTGTATTGTAATGTGTATTGCTAGGGGTTTAGTGTGTGTGTTATATAAAAGCAAAAACCCCCGAAGTTAGCAACAGGGGTTCTTGCGTTTTGTATACGTAAACGTTTTAATTTATTATAGCTTAATTATATAAAGTATTTTGGATTTTGCTTATGAAAAAATAAAAACCCAAATAGTCATAAAGATTACGGCTTGTAGAAAGTCTTGTAGGTATCTATTCAATTCCGATTGAAGCGTGAATATCAAATGATGGTGTTGTACCTGTAATCGTGTACGCTAGTCTCCAGTATGTATCAGATGTTGTAGTAGCGTCACTTATGTACTGCGCGTTTATAGCGGTGATGTCTGTAAATGTTGCTACGTCTGTTGGCGATGTAAAACTTGCATTATCGTCTGACTGTAGTGTAAAACTTATTGTTGGTGACGATGTTCCGCTCACAGCTGTACAATGTACTGCTGCATATACTTTTTCCCCTGTGCTGACTGCACCTAGGTTACTTCCTGTAGAAGCACCTGTTGTTGTTAATGCGTCATCTAGTTGTGTAGTTCCTCTTACTACAACATCACCTGAGTTAGCTTTCGATACGCTGAATGGTGTTATTTCACCTATTGCACCAAGAATGCTGTACGTAAATAATCTCGATTTCATAAAGTAAGACGTACTTCCTACACCTGCTTCAGGTGTAACAGATACAATTAATTCGTTACCTATGCTTGCACCAAGTAGAGCGTCAGGCTTATTTGCACCTGCTTCATAAAAACCGTCTAATTGTAAGGAACTATCTTTAAGTCCGCCTAATTTCTCTTTAAATCCATTACTGTTAATGGTTGTAGCATCAAGCTCATCTGCGTTGATTTCTAAATTAACGCTAGTTACGTTACTAGATAAGTCGTAACCATCGCTAAATACTTTACCATTTTTAAATACAAATTTACTCATTTATTCTTCCCAAGCCTCGTTCACATTAGGTGTACTTTTATCATCTGATTTAAAAGTACCATCTGTTTTTCTTGCTCTCCTCTTTTTTATTGTAGTAGGTTTTATGTGACCTGATTTAATTAATGTTTTTGCTATTTTTTCATCATCAATACTTATAGTGTCGCCTTTAAGCTTTCCCATAACTTTTTTACTACCGATAATTTTATATTTAGCCATTACTTACCCCCACAACAACCGTTACCGCAACAGTCCATTAGCTACTCCCTTTCGTATATACCTCTACTTCTAAGTTAGCACCTACGCCATCAATACCATTTAAATTAACGTCAGCTGCATAGTTACTTACTGACATAACCCTAGCGTCTGTATCGCTTAGGCCTAAAGTCCTATTATTAAATATAGCTTGTCTGACACTATTACTTCCTGCACCTGTAATATACTCATCTAGTTTATCTTGTGCCGTTCTTGCATCAGCTCTCTGTACAGCTACTAAGACAGTAAAAGTATACCTGTCTGTACCTCTTTGCATAGCCTGGTCAAACTGTATTTCTTGCGGAAGTATTATTGCTACTGGGAAGTTTATAGCGTTATCAGGAATAACGTCATAACAACGAATACCTGAAATACCGCTAATTGTGGTTTTAATACCATCTCTAATTTCTGATAGTGCTGCCATTTAAGCAATGCCTATAGGTATTTTCCTAAATGGTGCAATGAGCTTAGTCACTTCTCTGTTTTGTTGTACGCTGACAACACCGAAGTCTCCTACACCTGCTACACCTAATGGTGCGTTTCTCATTGCAAACAATTCTGAAGCCAACATTAATGTAGCTTGTCGTATTTGCTCAGGCACAGAAGCATAACCCCATTTAGCGGTTATTTCTGCTCTAGGTCTGTTGCTTGAAATATCTAGTGGCCATTCATAGTTACTATCGCTAATAAGTTGGATAGTGTAGTAAGGGTTTCCTGTTATACCGCCTACAACTCCATTTAGTGGTAAAACTTGATAATCTGTTGATGGGACTGTTACTTCGTATGTTCCATTATCGGTATCATCATACTTTATAACAAGTCCAGTAGTTGTAGAAATGTCGTCAACGTTTAAGTTGTAGGGGTGGTTTGTAAAAAATACACGTGCTGAAGCACTAGCGTCCTGATAAAAGTAACGTGAGCAATACGCGTCTATTTGCCTTGAAGCGGCATTAATAGCGTCATCTAATAAAGTATCATCAGCTGTATCTGTTGTAGGAATACCAACGAACCCTTTGAGTTCGTCTTGTGTACAGTAGCCGTTTACAATGGCCATCTATACTATTCCTTTACTTCAGCTTTTTTCTCTACTTTTTTTTCAGCTTTAGGTTTTTTAGCTGCTGTTTCCATTTTAACGCCCATTTCTTTAAGCGCTTTTTTAACGTCTTCAGCTCTGTCAGCTTTGTTTTGTAGTTCATAACCTTTTAGCTCTTTCTTTAAAGCTTCTATTTTTTTATCGTTCATAAATCTTTCCTATAGGTAAAGCGCGTCAGTTGCCTGACGCACTAAACCATTTTTAATTAAAAGGTTGGTGTTACCAATCCTGTTCCTGAAATTTTAGAAATTCCAAGAGGTTGTCTACCTGAAGCAAATGCTGAGTATCCATAAACAACTAATTTAGTTGTTAATGAACCTGCATTTGTTTCCTCAAATTTCATTTGGAAGATACCATCTTCAAATAAAATGTGGTCGTCAGACTTAACA